CTGTCACCTTCATCGGAATCATTACCGGCTCCAGTTTCCGGGTTGCGGCAGTGTATTCGGCACTCTCCCCAAGGTTAGCTGTAACCGGTTTATCGTCCAAACGGAGCGTAGCCTGTTTCTTCGTGCCCGTTTTCCCTTTGGTGGTACTCATCTTCTTCATCAGGGCATCGAAGTCCGGAACAGCAGCTGCCGGTGTTGTTACAGGCTCCGGCATTTCGGGAATTAACCGGTTGGCGGCATCCGCATCGTTTGTTTCCTGTGAAGCCGCCCGGCTATCCTTACCCGCTTGCCTGCCCTTTTCCCAGGCTGCGGAATAGTTGCCTTTTTGCAGGGTGTTATATGCCACTGATACAGGATTGGCACCCAAAACGCCTTCCCCTATATCTTTAAATCCCTCTTTGGCAAGCCCTGCGGCCTCCTTGAAGTTGCCTTTCAGCATACTGACAATTGCCGAACAGACACCGCCGATACCGGACAGTACTTGCTTGAACGGCTTTACGATGCTGTCGAGCAATGTCCGCCCGAATTCCTTCACGACTTCCCACGTGCCGAGAATGCCCATACGGAATCCCTCGAACTTTTGCCAGCAATAGGTAACGGCTGCAATCACCGCACCGATGGCAACGGCAACCCATCCAAGCGGGGAAGCCGCAAACGCCGCATTGAGTGCCCACTGTGCAGCGGTAAGCCCACCGGTAACGGCCGTCTGCGCAATATCCAATACTTTTTTGATACCGCCAATGACAACCGCCTTTTGGGTCCAGGCATAGTTCAACGCCATCGCTGCCGTCAGGACTCCGAGCGTAGTCGTCAGCCCGACAATAACCGGGTTGCCTTCCTGAATCAATGCATACCAACCGGAGAAGAAACCGGTAACGGCATCCATCACAACCGAAACGCCGTCCAACACGCCACCGGCAACGGCCAGCCCCGCGCTGATTACCGGCAACATGATTTCGCCGACTTGCAAACCGATATTCTTAAACAGGTTCCACACTTCGGTCGCCTGCTGCATGGCATTCCGGGAATAGCCGAGCGCGGTGGTGGTTTCCTCGGTGGAGTTCGCCACGTCGTGCATGGATTCCCGGAGCTTTTCCGTGTCGGACATCAGGACGGAAAAGGCGGATTTAGCTTCCTTATCCACCAGCCCGAACTCTTCCAAAAGGGATGACTTTTGTTCGTCGTTCAGGCTGCCCAATACGTTTTGAAGGTCGGTGAATATATCGACAATGCTCCGGATATTACCCGTATCGTCGAACACGTCCACCCCGGCAGCGGAGAGTTTCTTCCTCACATCCACCCGGCCCAATACCGAGAAGGCGTTTTCCATCAACGTGGCGGCACGTTCGGCCGACTGGCCTTTGCCGGTCATATAGGCGAATGTACCGGCGACTTCCTTATAGGCGATACCCAGGTTGTCGGCCCCGGCAATCAGGTTAGGCATATACCGGGCGAAGTCGGCAAATTCTCCCGCCCCGACACGCTTTGCCGCGAAGAAGGTATCCAATACTTCTTGCGCCGTGGTGTTCTCCTTGCCCACGATGGAAAGCGTCTGTGCCAACGCAGCCGATACGGTGTCCAGGTCGGTAAATCCCGCCTTGCTGCCTTTCAGGGCGGCGTCCAATATCGAAAGGGATAATTCAACGTCGTTCACCTGTGAGTTAATTGCCTCGAAGCCGACCGGTACGACCTGGATGTCTGTTTTGTTGTCGGCAGCGATTTGCTTCAATCGCTTTTTCAGATCGTCCAGCCCGGCTTCGTCCAACTGGGCGGTGATATTCACCTTCGCCATGTTTTCGTCAAAGGTCATGCCGGCACTTCCCGCAAAGGTGGCGGCGGTTATTCCTGCAACTAATGGATTTTTCAGAAGGTTTGCCCCTGGTATCGCGTCGAAGGCTTCCGATGCCCATTTTTTAAACTTACCTCCACCGGCAGCTGTCTCCAGCTCGTTCAATTCGTTTGTAAGTCGGGAAATCTCACGGTTATACTCTTTTATGGCCGGAAGATTGTCAGCCGGTATCCATTCCTTCTCAGCCTGTAAAGCGTCTATCCGGGCTTTCAGTGAGCCGATGGTCTTTCCTGTGTCCTGGAATACGTCTTCCGCCGACCTGACTTTTTCCTGTACGCCGGAAAGGGCCGACCTCGTTTTATCCGAGGTGGCCGTTATCCCTGCCAGTTTAGCGCTGATCTGGTCACGGAGCGAAAAGATGTATTCTATCTTGTTTGCCATAAATCACCCATGCTTTTAATAAAATCGTATTTTACCCATTCGGCCAAAGCAACCTGCAAACCCCATTCTTCGTCGCCTAGCGTTTCCGGGTCGATATGCAGGTAGGCCCGAATCAAACTGTCTGCAAGCAGCAACCAGCCGGGCCTGTCGGCGATACCCGTCCGGCTTATAACTTTTTTAGCTCGGCTTCCTTCACTTCCACCAGTTCGCCCAGCTTTGCCGATACGCCGAGGAATAGCGAATCGTCTGTCTTGATTTCTTCGTCACCGTCAAGCCAGCAATTATTCAACAGAATCTCGTTATACTTCATCGGGTCATTTTTCCCGACCACAGCAGCGGCACTAAGAGCCTGACGACTGGGGCGTTTCAGGTAAGCAACCTTATCACCAACGACAACACAAAACACGTCTCCGTACTTCTTTTTCCATGCTTCGATTTGTTCCTGGACTACGTTTTTTTCTGGCATAATTGTATTTTTTATGTCTTGTTTATCCATCGTATTATTATTTTAAATTGTTATACCACATTATATTCTACATCACAGGCAATAAAAGGCAACGCGTGTTCTGAATACAGGTCGCCTTCCTTAATGCTGTTCGGAGCTTCCGTAATGGAAGCATTTATAACCTTGTCTGTCTGTACTACTCCCGTTTCCGAAATATAGGAAACAATGACATCAAATTCCAGGTCGGTTACATCATCGTAGCCTTTCGCTTTTGCGGCCGCATGCATAGCAACCAGTTCAGACTGTAAAACAGTAATCGTTCCCTCGTATTCTTTCTTGCCCATCTGTATGCCACGTGCCTTTTTACCTGTTGCATACAAGGCTTCTTTTGCCCGTTTGGATTTGTACTCAATGGCACGCAGCCCGGCTACAGGTTTGCCGAGCAATACCACATTTACGTCAATCCACGCATATTCTTTTGAATTAAAACTTGCCATTACTCACTTGTTTTATTAAAAGGATTATCAAATGACAGATCAACATTGATTTCTTTGAGTAAAGCGGTAGGTACAACCTTCGCCTGCACTTTTAGCGCATTCGTTGAAATCAAATCCTGGTTAGGGTCTATGTAGGCGGTGAACCCGGAGATTTCGCCTTCCATATTCGTATTCACGGCACGGACCAGCAACTGTTCGTAATACTTGCACATAGGTTGCGGCAGCTTGCCGGTTTCCGGATCAACGGCCACGCTGTCCAGTATTTCGTCTATATAAGTCTTGTAACAGATTACCAGTGCCTTTTGAATAACTCGTGTAAGGCTCAGACGGTGGTAGTCGTTGGTCGTGGTGACCGCCGTCGGGTCATCATTCAGATAATAGCCGTTCTTTCCGATATAAGTACGGTAGAAAATATATCCCGCGTCGTGCAGGGCATTCCAAAGACTGTAACTTTCCTCCGGCTTCTTTCCGTTCGTCAGATAGCCATCCGCCACCAGGCTTCCGTCACGGACACGGGCCGGCGAGACGTTGACAGCGCACGTTGCCAACCGCCCCAGTACCTTACCGATAGCGGCCGAATAATATTCGCTTGCCCCGTATTTACCATCCGAGGCCATCACGACAGATACGCTGTCCTGGCTCCCTTCACGTGGCTGGTACAGGCTATCGGTCGTTCCGTTCCAGGCAAGGGCCGGAAGGAGGACCACAAACGGGGCAATCTGTTTCAGGTATGAATCAATTACCTGCTGGGCTGCTGTAACAGCCGTTACCACGTCCTGGTCAATACCGCTTGTAACGGTCGGTTCGTATTCATCTTCCGGATTTCGGTTGATACCCACCAGGCGGATACGCCCGGCCGCCGAATCGATCAGGGTTTTCAATGGTGCCCCGGCTTCCATAGAACAGATTTCGGTCAGCGTCTTTGCCGCGTCAACTACCAGCAGATGCAGTTCCGCACCGTCACCGGCCGATTCGTAAAAGCCCAGCACCTCTTTATAGGCCAACGGGTTGTTTTCTGCCGTCAGCCCCAATTTTTTCAAATCACCGGTAGAAGCAATCACATAAACCTTGTTCAGTTCCAATGTGGACGAAACCGCCTTGCCGGTCAGGATCAGCCCGGCGATACCGTCGTCCGAAAGGGTGACAGTCCCGATATTGCCGTTACCCAGCGTTATATTTACATTTGGTAAACTCATATTAATTGCGTTTTAATAGTTTTCGAACACCTTTCAAACCTAACCAAAGAGTCAGGATTGAAATTGATATTTTCCCGATCCGTATCCACGTTTCCTGCCACCACGTAAGGCGGTTCACTTCCACCTCGACCGGTTGCGGTATATAAATGATTGAATCCTTACCGGGTACATAGACCGTATCGGGAGAAGCTTTCGCCTTGTAGTCCAGCTTCCCGTCTTTAAAAGACAGGTCGGTTTCCATCCGTTTGCCCTTCAACTCCTCTACCTGCCGCATAAGGACCCGGCCTGTGCTGTCACACTCGAACAGGGCGGTCAGAAGTGCCGAATCAGGCGAAAGATAGACAGGAACAAGGCGGTCCCTTACCACCGGATCAGGCACCGGTGGGCTCGCGTGCGTGCCCCTCGACATCTTCGGCCCTGCGCAATTCATACAGCACAGGGCAAGCATCAGCATGATCGGCAAAAGGGCAGCGGTTCGCCTTTTCGACAGCCCGGCGAAGCCGTGCCAGTTCTTTACGTATCGCATTGATTTCTTTCTTTAATGGTTCGACGACCTGTTCCATCAGGATGGACATCCCGTTTTTTACGTTCTCCAGTTCGTCGCCCCGTGTGTCCGTCTTGGAAGCCTCTACCTGTGCCCGAAGTGATTCAAGTTCGGTGTTATACTTCTTTCTGAGCAGCAAACTCTGAATCCATAATCCAACCGGTGCAGACACGACACCGAACAGTAATGAAATGATTTCGGAAGTTTCCATCCTGATTTCACAAGGTTTTATTATTCGTTCAACAAATCCCAGCCGGCTTCCACATCGGCCATGACCGCCGGGATACCGTTTTCAACCTGGCTTATCGCTGCGGCCAAGGCGCACATCGTCCCTTTGTCATCCACATCGGGAACAAAAGTGGCCGGCACTTGTATTTCCCTGCATACACGGGTGATATAGCCCGATGTGTTGTTTTCGGTTCGCGGTGCCCACCGGCTGATAAAGTCGGCAATTGTCTTACAGCCGTGTTTGCGGCGATAATTCTGCAACAGCTTGATCAGGGCACGGTAGCCGTGTGCCATATCCTTGAACTCTTCGAAGGAATTGTCCTTCTTTGCTCCGGCCGGGACTTCCCCTTTCCAGTCGGTAGCATCCGAATTGCGGATGTTACCGGGATTACAATTTCTGATTCCTCGCGGTGCCATGATCAGGATGCTTTATATTCTGACATGATAGCGCCCATTGCCTCTTTCTTTTTCGGGAGTACGATAAAGTAATGGCGGAAGTTTACGAGGTTTCGCTGGTTCAGCGGGTCTGTCTTGGCCTCGGAATAGTACATCTTTGTACTACCGGATGCCTTGAATACACGCTTGGTGTAGAATGCCACGGATGCCTGGTACTCGTTGGCCGATGCAGCCGTACCGAAAGCGACCTTCCCTCCGGCCACCTTGTACACCGGATTGTCCGAATACTCGTACACCTCAAATCCGTACAGGTTGGCAATCTTTCCGGTCACATAATTGTAATACTGGTCCTTGAACTTCTGGTCGGTCAACAGCAGGTCGTTCACGTGATCCGAACACAACACTAAGCGACGGCCCTGTACGGGGACTTTCATTTTATCGAACTTGTCTTTCAAGGAGATGATATCCGACATCTGGAGGCGGCGTCTGCCGGTTGTACCACCACCGACCACTTCCCCCGTGGTTTTAAGTACCGGGGTCTTTTCAGCGTTGGAGTCCGGAGCCAGCGCATGGATGGCTTTGGCGAATTTCTTTTCCTTGATGGCATCGGCATGGCGTTCTTTGAGGCTCGCCATCTTGTCGTAGGAAGAAGCGTACAGTTCATCGTCCGTTACCGGGGTCGGCTTTGTCTGGAACTTATCGAGCGAAAACACTGCGTCGTTATCAGTGATATTCTGCACATCAAGTGGATAAGTCTTGTTGTTGACCAGTACTTCCGGATCACCGCCAACGTCAATCATGTGGATCACATCATTTTCTGCATACTGCGAGTAGTCGGGCAGACCGTCAAGGAAGGTCGCCACGTCCCCGGCGCGAAGGGTTTTGATAAGTTCACCAGTCCATACTTCCGTCAATACCCCCTCACAGAGTGAACCGGAAGGCATGTACTTTCCTGCCGCCAATGATACGCCGACGGCGGTTGCGGCACCGGCCGTGGCCGACACGCCCATAAAGGCGGCCAACATGATGCCCATCACCGCGTTAAACAGCAGGGCGGTCATCGCTTTTAATCCGAATTTTGTCTTCATTCGTTCTTTCGTTTTTTTTGTGATTAATAATTGGGACAGTCCACACCATATTCAGCCTTATACAGCTTCATGTAAGTGGCTTTGTCGTTTGCTCTAAGCTCCATCATCTTATCAGCCGGCACGTCCGACAGTTTCTTGTACTCCGATGTGGCGGAACTTCCGCTTGTCGGATGGATGATATCCGTTGGTTTCTGTGCCGGGTTCATGGCTTCGAAGGTCAGCTTCAGGCTTTCCAGCCCGACCTGCTTGCCAAGGGCGATAAAATGATCTTTCTTCTCGGCCGTAATGCGGCGTTCGGTAATGGCGGCTTCAACGGCAGAAGTGATACCGGCCAGTTGCATTTCCTCCTTTTCCTTTCTCAGTTGTTCGTTGGCTGTCTTATAGCCCGACAGCACCTCGATCGTGGAAAGAATTTCATTTTCCGTTGCCGTTTCCGGCAGGCCCAGCTTTAGGGCAATCGCTTTAAAATCCATCTTTTCGTCTGTTTTTTGAGTGTTATTAATAAGCAGCGGGAGGCTTTCGGATTCCTCGCCGGCTGCCAGTTTCAATTCTTTGCCTTGTACGTTTAATATGAGTGGCAGTGCGTTGTCGTTGCCGCCAATATCCACCATGCTGACCTCGGTCAGTTTGCTTTTTGTAACGGTCGCTCGGTATTGGCCGGGCTTGACGAGTTCCGGGGCGTCACTATACTCCAGTACGTCCACATTTGCACTGGCCATACGGAGCGTACCCTTTTCCCATTGTGCCTTTGCCTGTTTGGATTCCTCGCGCACTTCATCGAAGTAGGGTTCGCCGGTTACCCGACCGTCTTCCTTTTTAATATCCTTTATGCAACCGATGATCACGCCACGCCAGTGCATCCAAAGCAGCACGGGGTTTTTCTCATACTGGGAAATATCCATTCCCGCCGTGCTGATCCAAGTGCCGTAGCAGTTGACCGACTCATCGCTGATTATAATTCGTTTTCCCATTTCGTTTTCGTTGATACGCTGCAAACATACAGGCATAAAAAGGGCGGGCAAAAAAAGTGTGCAACGGTTACACAGATGTATGTAACGGTTACACACTTCTATGTAAGCGTTACACACTTTATTGCCGGACGGCGTTTTCCTTTACAATTTTGCCGAAAAGCAAATCATTTTTTATGACTTCAAAAAAAGAACTTGAAAAGACAAAGGAACTGGCCCGGCTCTATTACCTGAACGGGGATACACAGAAGTTGGTGGCCGAAAAGGTGGGTGTCTCGCGCGTCACCGTGAACAAATGGGTAAGCGACGGCGGCTGGGATGCGTTGCGCACCGCCAAATCAATTACCCGGAAAGAACTGGTCACCAAAATCATGAAGAAAGCCGACGAGAAACTGGAAAAAGGCGATATGAGTGCCGACGAGATGGCAAAACTGGCGGCCAGCATCGAGAAGATAGACAAACGTACAAGCGCGACTACCATCATCGAAGTGCTCACCTCGTATAACAACTGGCTGGTGGCGCGTACCCGGTTCGACAAGGAACTGACGGTGGATTTCCTGAAAATGACCAACCGTTACCAGGACATATTTATTGCCGAACAAGTCTCGGCCGAAAATCCGGGGCTGTAATACATAATATATATGGTGGCACAGAAAAGTCAGAAAGAAGCGTTGAAAAGATGGAAGCAGCTTTGCGAAACCATCCAGAACTTTTCCACCGTCAACACGGCCGAAACAAAGGCCGAGCAGATGGAACGTATCAGCCGCGCCCGAAAGGATTACGCCTATTTCGTGGAATATTACTTCCCGCATTATTGTACTGACAGCGAAACAGGCAAAGTCATTCCTTCGGCAAAGCACCATATCGAGGCGGCCAAAAAGATTCTCCGGAAACGTTCATTAAAGGCGGTGTTCAAATGGGCACGCGGACAGGCCAAATCCACCCACATGGACGTAATGATTCCGATGTGGCTCATGGCGCAGAAGCGACGTGAAATAAACGTCATGGTGTTGGTCGGCAAGTCGGAAGATGCCGCCTGTACCCTGCTTGGTGATATTCAGGCCGAACTGCAATACAACAAACGATACACGCACGATTTCGGAACCAAATACAATGCCGGTGCCTGGCAGGACGGCGAGTTTGTCACCTCAGATGGCGTGGCCTTCTTTGCCCGTGGTCGCGGCCAGTCGCCACGTGGCCTCAGATACCGGAACCGCCGTCCGGACTACATCGTTATCGATGACCTCGACGATGACGAACTGTGTGAAAACGACAGCCGTGTCCGCAAACTGACCGAATGGGTGAAAGAAGCCCTTTTTGGGGCATTCGGTGCAGAGGGTGGCCGTTTTATCATGGTCGGCAACCTGATCAGCAAATGTAGTGTGCTGGCAAATATCGCAGCATCAAAAGGCGTGGAAGTCAGCCAGGTAAACGTCTTGAATAAAAACGGCAAATCCGCCTGGCCCGAATACTGGACACCGGAACGCATCCAGGAGAAGCGGGAGTTCATGGGTTACCGGGCCTTTGAGAAGGAATACATGAACAATCCGATCAAGGAAGGTTCGGTGTTCCGGAAAGACTGGATAAGGTGGAAAAAGATATTGCCGCTTGATAAGTACGATGAGATTATCGCCTATTGCGACCCTTCGTTCAAAGGCTCGACCAAAAACGATTATAAAGCTATCAAGGTATGGGGTAAAATAGGAACAGAACTGCACCATATTCGATCATTTGTCCGGCAATGTTCTGTTGCGGAAATGGTACGTTGGCTCTACGACTTTCACGAAAGCCTGCCGGAAGGGGTTATTTGTAAATATATGATAGAGGCGAATTTTCTGCAAGATACCTTGCTCGACGATTTCGAGGAAGAAGGAAACCTGCGTGGCTACCAGTTACCCATACAGGCCGACAAACGTAAGAAGCCGGACAAGTTTCAGCGTATTGAATCGATATCGCCGCTTTGGGAACGAAACTTTGTCTTTTATAATGAGGATTTACAGAATGACCCGGATATGCTAACCGGTATCGAACAGACGCTTTCCATTGAAAAAGGAAGCAGCACGCACGACGATGGCCCCGATGCGGACGAAGGGGCAATCTATGTATTGCAGAAACATTCAAGAGTGCAGAAGTTTAAACCGAGTATCGGCACACGCCGGTCTCCTAAAAATATGTGGTAAGACATGAAACAGTTTATTAAAGATTTTATCCTGAATTACAGGATCAAGCGAGCCATCAGATTGGCCGACGAACTATCCAAGGCGAGCCGCCGGAAATACCTTGTTTTATTGGTGGCCGGCGTACCGAAAGTATTTTCCAAGCAGGAACTGAAAAAGATGATCGCACAGCGCAAGTTCCG